GACCCGTCGGCAAATCCGTAAATTTAACATATCCATCTTCAACATATGCCGTATTACCGACAACACTATTAAACGCATTAACTATAATTTGGTCAGAAACCTTTCTAAATTTTACAGCATATGCTCTCGCCGCAGGACGAGGTGTAGTACTACCAAATCTTATCGAACTAACCATTGTTCCCCTCCGCATATACTAAATCAGTTGTAACCGCCTCTGACTCACTACCAATAGACGCAGAATTTACAATCGTATCAACATTGTTTCTTACTCTGTGCAACTCAACAACACACGAACCGATAGTCGCGCCAGTACTAGCACTTTGGTACCGACTCGTGATACCCAAACTAGAATTTATATTCGACGTAATGTTTTTACCTGCACCACAATTTTTCAACACATCTGGCAATTCAATAGAATATACAGTCGGTGTGTTTTGACCAGTAATTGTTATATATCCTGCGCTACCCGACGTGTGCAACGGCAACCCATTGTAATTACCTTGCCAGTTTGCCGGGAAAAACGGCTCCGTAACAAACTTCTGTTCACTAGAATAAAACATATGATGTCCGGTTTCTTCGTTTCTGCCGGCATAAGTAATAACCGCTTGCCCCATCGACTCGCTGGTTATATACATAACATCATTTGATTGTACATATGATGCGTCTAAAATTTGTTGCAACGATATTGACACAGAAACTTCATACATTTCTGAACGTGTTACACAATAAACTTTATTAGGAATAAACAACAAACACAACGGCTCGCCACAACCATCAAACGGAATCATACGATACCCAGCAGACATACTGTCTGTAATTTTATCGATATGTGCACTGCCGTAAAACTTTTTCAATCCACCCTGGTGTTCTGGTATAAAATTAGACAAGTACCGAGAGCCAATTTTTAATTGCTCTTTGTCTATACGACCAGCCAACTGCGGAGTTAATTCTCCGCCAGAAAATGAAGTTAAAACACCAGCATGTTTGTTTTCTGTCATTATGCAACAATCCTTTGATATTGTAATACAGACATACCTCCGTGTTCGGCTTCTGTGCCTATTAATTCGAGCCTACGCGCGTCTTTTAATTTTTGACGATACAACGCTTCATAAACATTAATATCGGCGTCCATGCCTTTAATTTTAGGCGCTATGCGCTGAGCTAAATTCAACGCAACGACATCACAGAACAAGCTGTGCCATTTCGATATATTGACGTTATTAGAATTGTATTTCAACACCTCAATCGGTGCTTTGCAATATAAACACCCGTCTTGAATAAAATAAAAATGTCCAGGTGCATATTCTAATGTGCATTTAGGAATTTCATCAAAGAACGTATACATCGACAACCGAGAAAAATCATTTGGCAATACATAACAATGATACCCCGGTATTACTTTGTCTTCGTCCTCGGATTCAGACACAACTAAACGTTTGCGAGCAAAAGCCCACTCGTATTTATCCAGTTCAGAACGAACCGCAATCATTATATTTCTTTTGCATAATACCGCATCAGGATTGTTTGTATCATCTATGCTTTGAATGGATATAGCCGCACCAACCCAATCGAGTGCCATATTTGCTATATCTGTATAAGTCAAAGTATTCATTCAAACCTCCAATAACACAATCAATCCCTCCCCGAAGGGAGGGGTAGCGGATTATAATGCGGAAATATCCAACACACAAACCTGCCATTCGTTCAAACGAGCGGAAGACAACATCATATAGCTGTTGATTTGAATCGCTTCGTCTTTATCGTGACGGACAGAAGTTGTGGTATTGAAATCTTTCCAAATACCTGTGCATACCGGTTTGCCAGCTGCAATCAACATCTTGTCAGCAGCGCCGTTCGCGGCGTTCAAAATGTCAATTTCCGACAATTGGATGAATTCAAAGCCCAAGTAAGGTTTCAATTCACCAGTGACGTTCGGTGTAGCACCAGCGGTATTCCATGTATACCATTCAGCGTCTTTACGCAATAATTCCGCAAACTTTGAGTTGTGATACAAACGCAGACCCAAAGCACGCCAATCGACGTCGTTCGCTTCGAAGAATTTCAAAACTTTCTTCAAGTTCGCAGTAATCGTTGAACCCGCCGTTGCAGTAATTGTATTCGCTGCAGGCAAAGCAACATAAGACGTTGGCAATTGCAGATTGCCCGGAGCAGCACTCGCGCCAGTCGTCGCGTCTGTCCAAGTCAAAGACGTAATTGCATTACCCAAGAAAGCCTTAACGAACGAAATATCTTTTTCGCGTTGAAATGCTTTGTTTGTTTCTTGAATCAAGCCAGATTCCATAGAAACCAAACGCAACAAATCGGTTTCTTCAGCAAACAAGAATTTGACGCGTTTTTCTTCTGGTGCTGGCAAGTAACGAGTGTCTGCAGTTGGTGTTGCAGGCGTTGTATCGTGCACCTGACGCAATTGAGCGTTAGTCAAAGTTGTCAAAGTCACTTTGCTGATATAGGTAATCAGTTGTGGAACCATTCCTTTCAAACCAGTTTTAAACATGGTCGAAGGCGCTGTTTTATTTGTGGATTGTTGTGCTAAACTACCGACCAGCGTAGAAAACTGAGCAGATACGGTAGCTAAATCACGTGCTGTCATAGCCATTTTTATACCTCTTTTATATAGTTTTCTTAACCGCTAGACTGTTGCGCTGGTTATGAGATTGCGAATCTCGCCACCGCTAAATCCTTCCTTTTGTGACGCTCTCTGAATGTTTCGGTGACCGCCGTCGCCTACGCATCACTGTGAGAGTTATGCCACTTTAAAACAAAGGGCGATTTGTTCCTCTGTTTTATTCTTTTGACACTTTACCATTTTTTTGGTTTTTTGTCAAAGCTTTTTTGTCGTCAGGCGCAAAAGAAACATCTCCGCCCCACGCAAATTTTCCAGACTCAAATAAATCACCAATAAAGTGATATAATTTAGCCAAATCTTCACGTTTATACAAGTGTTGTGAAACTTTCAACGTGTCTAAAATTGCACCCATAAATGCATGGTCTAAACGACCATCGTCAATATACGCACTTACATTAAAAGATTGGTCTAATTGCATTTTTCTTCCTCTTTTTTTTCATATTCCGCAATAACTTTTTCTGGGTCATGGCGGTCTTTGATAATTTGCCCAAATTCTGGATTTGCAAAATCATGATACATTTCAATGTATTTAGACTGCAATTCTTTTTCTAATGGGTCTGTTTTAGCACGCAATTCCCAGTACTTTTTTGTGTATTCCTGGAACTTATCAAATGCAGCTTTCAACTCTTCGTCTGTATCACACACAGCAAAAGCCTGAACCGCATCACCGTTCAAGAAACGCACCTTTTCTGTCATATCGGTATTATCAAATTCTACCGCTATAACATAATCCTCTTTCATTATCAGTTCTTTCACATCAACTGTCGGCAAAAAATATTTTTTCTTTTTGCCAGTAACCATTTTTTCTCCAACGTTCATATCTTTACTCCACGGTTAAATTTGCCAAACGTATCATTTCTGCTACAGCTTCTTTATCGTTTGCTGCAACTTTTGCCATAAAGGCCGAGTCTGCTTGCAATTCTGCAATACGTGCCTTCGCTTGTTCTGGAGTTTCTTTCCCGCCAGATTCATATCCGGTCAATGGTTTGTCAGCGTCAGTGCGCTGGGCTAAGTCTAAAAACATTTTTGTAACGTTTTCTAATCCAATTATATCACCGATTGCATCCAACTGTTCGTCTGTAATACCCAAATTTTTAACAGCTGTTTTGCACAATTCGGCATTTGTATCAAAATCCGCACCCCAATCTTTCTTCAGATTTTCCAGCGCAGTTTTGTGTAAATTGTCCAACTCTTCTTCTCTTTTTGCACGAGCGGCTTGGTCAAAATCAACCGCATATTTCTCAAACCATTCTTGCAATTGAGACGCTTGTTTCTTTGTTAAACCCGCATCATAAAAAGCCTGACGCGCAGATTTGGTTATTTCTTGGTCGTCATTCAATTCATAGCCATCTGGATTTTCTGGTCGACCTAATTTGTTCCAGACCGAAGAATAATCCGCATCTTCGCCTTTCGGCAATTCTAAAAAGTCGCTCTTGTCTCTGCCAGAGAATTTCTCCAGCTCGCGGTATGACTTGATAATGCTTCCTGCATCCTGCCAACCTTTAGTTTGTATTACGCCTTTTGCTTCATCGTCCAACCCCAAAGAGTCGTACCATTGAGTTTCTGGCGTCTGATTTTCATCATTCATCATCGCTTCCTTTGTTTTCTGGGTATAAAACCCCTAGTAATTCCTCACCTGAATCAACAGGTGTGTTTTTGGGTCCAGGGTTTTTTAATTCCCTTTGGATACCCAAAATCTCGTCTATCATGAGCTTCTTACCATATTCAGCCCATCGATTTTCGCTGTTGCTACTGACTAGTAACACATTGTCTATATAGAGACTGCGTAGCCAATTTGCAACATCTGGCATGGGGGCTTGCTTTAACCAAAGTTCCACCCTGTCAGTCATCTTGTAATTTTTTCTGTCTCTCATCTTATTGTGCTCCGCTCAACGCTTCCATGTTCATACCCGCATCAGATATATTCTTTATTCCTGTGCCAATATTACCCATGTTTTCCATCGCCATCTGTTGTTCGGCTTGTTGTTGTTTCTCTGCAACAATCGCCGCTTTCTCATCTTCGGTATTCAATACCGTTTGTGGAATATTATATGCAGACGCCAAATAATTCTTAGCGCGGTCAATATTGATTTCCGCATCCAGCGGTTGCAATTGCGCCAAGGTGTTACCCATATTCAATAAGGCATTCGCAGAGTCTAAGCGTTGGCCACGCAACATCGGATTGTCTAACACAATATCGAACACTTGCCCCTTTAATTCTGCACTAAATTCTGGCAACGCATTCATTTCCGCATACATCGCCAATTCCAATTCAATCATAGGTTGCAACAACTCACGAGCAACACGGTCACCCATCGGAGCCACAATGTTTGCACGTTCGTTTGCTTTCAACATGGCATCAGTTGCACTACGAGATTGCGTGTCTTGCATCGATATAAACATGTCGACAAACAACGTGTCTTTAATTTTCTTTTGCCAGCCCTGAACCATATATTCCAATGTCGGCATATCGCGTTGCGTCAATACAGACACTTGCGGACGTCCTTCGGAATCCATACCGCCATTAATAATAGATGTAACATCCTGATAATTGCGCGGATTTACAATGTCATCAGCCGCCAACAAATCCAAACGAGACGCATGATGAGTTGCTTTAATTAAATCGAACGCAACCGCATTCAAGTTTTTCACAGATGGCAAAATTGACATAACCGGCGAAAAACCATACGGGTCATTTGTGTTTGAGAACGTTGCTGCACGTCCCGCAATATATTTACAATATGATTCTTCGGTCTTTTGTATAATTTCACGAGAAGTCATATCAATATAAACCGAGTCGAATTTGTTTGGTTTTGTTAACGAAGGTTCAACAACATGTAACAATTCCATACTTTCGTCCAACCAAGCATATGGATTGTCCTGATAAACTTGTTCTTTGACTTTTTGCGGAACATATTTTGGAAATCTTTGTTTCAAATTCCGATATGTAAATTTAACAGTACGATAAAACGTATCGACAAACCCGCGTTCGTTTTGGTCAATTACAAATTCTTTAATTGGTAACGCACGATAACACACTTGTTTGTGTTTTATGTCTTTTGATAATTCCAAAACATACCAACCATACAATGCGTTTGACATATATATAGTGTTCATCGCACATGTAAAGTTTGACAATGACGAGTAACGTTTTTTATAAATGAAATCATTTTGAACCGCCAACTGTTGGCCATATTGTTTTTGCACATCGTCGTCTGGAAATACCATCGAATGCCATCTGTACGCAGCCGGAGTAAGCAGGGAATTCATGACAGCTGCGTGCATAGGCAAACAAGACTGCAAAGTGTCATCGGTTTTTGCGGTAACCTGAGATATGTCGCCGTTATTACGACGAACTGTAAAATAAGCATTTCTAGGGTCGCCCAATATTGCCAATTCCTGATATATTGGGAG